CACCAATTTTCACGAATTCCGTAGAGAAAGTTTTGCCAACAGCCTCAAAGATGCTGTGGCACAAGTTTTTGGCTGGGATAGAACCATGCTGGAAGGGCGCACAAAACAAGCCCGTGAATGGCGAGAACAATTAGATTTATGGTGGTCAGATCGTTTAAAAATGCCCGAGCTCACTCCTAGATGGGTGCTACAGCACTGGGGCACAGAGGTATGCAGACATGGGTTCCACGACGATATCTGGATTGCCAGCTTGGAAAACAAACTGCGCCACAGCCAGGATGATGTGGTGATTTCAGACTGTAGATTCCCAAATGAAATTGCTGCTATCAAACGTGCCGGCGGCCAAGTGGTACGTGTAGTTCGTGGGCCTGAGCCCGAATGGTACGATGCTGCACTGGCATTCAACCATGGAGAAAATGGCAACATGCGATGGGCCACTAGCAAATCACAGTTGGCACGGCTCAAGATACATGCCAGCGAAACTGCCTGGGTGGGTACCAAGTTTGATGCTGTACTGGACAACAACGGGTCCTTGGATGACCTGTACCTACAGATACAGCAGCTGACTATACATCCGGCTCAAGATCTCCAGGCCGCCAAGGCAAGTCAGATCTAAGCAGCTCCTCCACACAGTTTTTGCACACTGATTTGAGATTTTTCAGTGCTGCATTGTTGAGATCACCGTCCTGGTGATACACCAGTATCTGGCTGGCATATCTGGCTCGGAATCCGCAGCGATCACAGCTCATCTTCTTTTTATAGCCCGCTGATTTCCAGCGCGGTTCTCGTGGTCGGATTCCACGATTCTTCCTTGCACATGTTTCACAGCGTTTTCTATAGTGTTTGACATCTTCACGGATGTAATTCACAGCACAAGGTCGTTGGCCGCAGGCTTGGCAGATAGGTCTCATGGATTATTTACCTATGGACCTTTGCCAAAGGGTGCTGTATCGTGGCATTTTTTGATGTTGCCCATAAATATCAGTAACTTGAAAAGGAAACCACTATGGCTTTAACATCACCCGGCGTAGAAGTAATTGTAATTGACGAAAGCCAATACATTCCATCTGCGGTCAATACCGTACCTTATTTCGTGATCGCTACCGCACAGAACAAAGTGTCCGGTGACGGCGTCACAGTAGCAGCAGGTACCACAGCAGCCAATGCTAACAAAACTTATCTCATCACCAGTCAGCGTGATCTTACTGCTACATTTGGTGTTCCATTCTTCTACAACACCACAACAGGCACTCCAATCAATGGCTATGAGCTCAATGAATATGGACTATTAGCAGCATACAGTGCGTTAGGCGTGACCAATCGTGCGTATATCCAGCGTGCAGATATCAATCTTACTGACCTTACAGCCAGTCTAACTCGCCCAACTGGTAACCCTGCCAACGGAGCATTTTGGTTAGACACTTCGTCATCTATATGGGGTATTCAAGAGTGGAATGCAGATACAAATACTTTTGATGTCATGACTCCAATGGTAATAACCGATACCGCCGATGTGGTAAATTACAGTGGTGGTGACTATGCACCTCAACAATCAATTGGCAGCATTGGTGACTATGCGATATCTGCTGTATCAACGTATCTAGACGGTTATTATAAAAATAGCAGCAATACATGGGTTGCACTGGGATCTCGAGCCTGGCAAACATCGTATCCTACTATCACTGGCACAAATGCACCCAGCAGCTTGACCGTGGGTTACAACATGTACATTAACGGCAATTTGGTCACTGTTGGTGCCACAAACACTGTGACTGGCTTTGCAGCAGTGATCAATGCAGCAGCTATCGCTGGTGTCACAGCAGCCGCGGTCAGCGGACAGCTGAACATCTATGCTAATTCTCTTGCCACCAGCGATGGATCCACTGCCGGTGAAGGACATGTGGTCATTCAACCAGGACCAAATAGTGGTGCAGCATTGTTGACTACTTTAGGTATAACCGAAGGTGAGTACTACACACCTATCTATTTCCCAGGATATAGTTACCAAGCACCACGTTGGAGAACCACAGATGATGTTCCGCGGCCAACTGGCTCTGTATGGAATAATCTCAGTGCTGCAAATAATGGCATTTCTTTATCACTTAAAAGTTATAGTACCGCATTGGATTTATGGATTGCACAAGCTGTTCCAGCATATTCAAGTGACCTAACAGCAATCTTTGGATTAGATCCAACTGGAGGAGGCAAAAATATTCCTGTTGGCACAACCTACGTAGCTTATGATTCTGAACAGGTAACATATACTCCCAATGAAGTTATGTCACTTCAAATTTTTGAACGTATAGCATTAGGTGCCACCATTGTGACAGGAACAACCACTCCGACTGGAACTGCATTTGTTGTGGGAAATACTTTTAATCTGCGAGGTTCTGAACCCGGATCATCAGCAGCCAATTCCGCAACAGTAACTATTGGCGGCACTGGTACTGTGGCTGACTTTATCAGCGCAGTCAGTGCCGCTGCTATCCCATACGTGAGCGCTAGTGTAAATTCTGCAGGCAATATCGTATTCACCCATAGTCAAGGTGGTGTTATCCAGCTTCAAAATCTCACTGGAACGCCAATAACAACTGCTGGTTTCAGCACCAGTACTCCCAAAGTAAAACCATCTAGCTCAACCAGTGGAAGATTAGTGCTCAGCAACTTTGTGACTTCACCATTGTTCACCTACACCGCAAGCGACACATCACCGTACCAAAGTCCAGCTGACGGACGCATGTGGTACTACAGTTCTGTGGATGATTGCGATATCATGATCCAAGACAATGGAACATGGCAAGGTTATCAAAACGTCAGCAATGATGTCCGTGGATACGATCTTACAAACACAAATGCGTCAGGACCGATTGTATCAGCTACTGCACCTGTCACACAAAATGACACAGCAGAATCACCATTGGTTTATGGTGACCTATGGGTGGATACCGGCGACCTAGAAAACTATCCTAAACTGTATCGTTGGGAATCAGCCAGCGGCATTGATCAATGGGTAGAAATCAATACCACAGACCAGACCACTCAAGATGGTATCTTGTTTGCAGATGCTCGTTGGGCACCAAACGGCACTACAGATCCTGTGGCTGACCCATTGCCCACTATAACCAGCTTGCTGGTAAGTGATTATTTAGATCCAGATGCGCCCGATCCTGCATTGTATCCACAGGGCATGTTGCTATGGAACACACGTCGCAGCGGATACAATGTGAAGACTTTCCAACTGAATTACTTCACTACCACAGCTACCGACTACAGCATCAGTGCATATTCGAGCACTACCGCCTATGCTGTGAATGACTTTGTTAGCTACAACAACGGCATCTATGTGGCCACTGCTGCTGGCACAGGGAATGCTCCAAGCAACACAGCGTACTGGGATGAGATTGTGCTCAACACTTGGCTCACAGCGTCTGGCAATCGTCCAAACGGCGCCATGTATGGTGGTCGCCTGGCCCAACGCAAGATGGTGGTTGCTGCAATGAAGAGTGGTATTGATACCAGTTTAGCTGCTAGAGAAGAACAGAATCAGTACAACTTGATTGCTACACCAGCATATCCTGAACTGACTCCAAACATGATTGCACTCAGCAACGAACGCAACAACACATTGTTCGTGGTTGCAGATACTCCCATGCGTTTAGGACCAGATGGCAACAGCTTGGTTGATTGGGCTACCAACAACAACGGACTAGGCCTGCCAACAGAAGATGGCAACAGCAGCACCAGTAACTATGCCGGAGCGTTCTATCCCAGTTGCTTGACCAACGACCTGGGCGGAAACACAGTGGTACAACCTCCAAGCCACATGATGGTTCGCACTATCTTGCGTTCAGACGCTGTGAGTTATCCATGGTTGGCCCCGGCAGGAACACGTCGCGGTGTGGTGGATAATGCCACAGCCATTGGTTATATCAACGCTACCACTGGCGAATTCACACAGATTGGTGTGAGCCAAAGTGTGCGAGATATCCTGTATGAACGCAACATCAATCCGATCACGTTCATTCCAGGAATTGGTATTACCAACTTTGGTAACAAGACTACCACAACCACAACCACAGCGTTGGATCGTATCAACGTGGCACGACTGGTTTGCTTCTTGCGTGGCCGATTGGAAGAAGTTGGTAAGTTGTTCTTGTTTGAACCTAACGATCAGATCACACGTAATTCTATCGCCAATCTGTGCAACAGCTTGATGATTGACTTGGTAGCCAAACGCGCGATTTATGACTACCTGGTGGTATGTGACTTGAGCAATAACACTCCTGCACGTATTGACAGGAACGAGCTGTGGGTGGACATTGCTATCGAACCAGTGAAGGCTGTGGAGTTTATCTACATTCCTCTGCGCATCAAGAACACTGGTGCAATTGCTGCTGGTACGTAATGATCAAAGTTAGAGGCTGATTTTTCAGCCTCTTCTCAAAGGTAAATAAACATATAGGAGAGATAACAAATGGCAGTTTCATCATTACAGCGCATGACAGTACCCTTGGCAAGTGACCAGAGCTCATCAACCCAAGGCTTGTTGATGCCTAAACTCAGATATCGCTTTAGAGTGATGTTTGATAACTTTGGTGTTTCAACACCCACAACTGAATTGACCAAACAGGTAATCAGTTTTGCACGACCAAATCTTAGTTTTGAAGAAATATTAGTGCCAATCTACAACAGCACACTGAAATTGGCCGGACGTCATAGCTGGACAGATACAGTGTGTGAAGTGCGTGATGATGCTTCCAACTCAGTGTCTAAACTGGTTGGCGAACAGCTACAGAAGCAGATGGACTTCCTGGAGATGTCCAGTGCTGCCAGTGGTATCGACTACAAGTTTGTCACAAGATTTGAAATATTAGACGGTGGCAACGGAGCCAGCACACCGGTGGTGTTGGAATCTTGGGAACTGTATGGCTGCTACCTCAAAGCTGCGGACTACGGTGCTATGAATTATGGCACCAACGAAGCAGTCACAGTGAGTATGACAATTGCTTATGACAATGCTGCTCAGCTTGGTCCCAACGGTCTCACTGACTCGGGCATTGGTGGTGTGATTGGCAGAACAATAGGCGACGTGGTAACAGGCGCTGGCGCAGCGTAACGCTCGTGGGCAGTTTTGGCCAAGATTTTGCCAAGGGATTCTTTGGTGGCGCAGATGGTGTACGTGATTACACCCACGCCAGCAAAGTATTCAGGAGCAATGCATATGAACTTAAACCAAGATTTAAGTTTCTCTTCCATGTTACATTCACAGTCAATGTTGAACAGATACCAGCATTGAATGCCATATTTGCGTCTGACGATATAACCAATCTAAGCTATGTGGTCAAGACAGCAACCTTGCCCACGTACAGCATCGATACATCTACTCTGAATCAATACAATCGCAAAAGAGTTATACAGACCAAAGTCAAATACAATCCGGTCACTATCACTTTCCATGACGACGGTGGCGATGTGGCACGTAACATGTGGTACAATTATTTTCTCTACTACTACAAAGATTCCAGCCAGAAATATGGCAGCATAGCCAACACCAATGGTAGTGCGGGGCAAAGTGGCAACAAACAAAACGGCTTTGGTGGATGGGAAAGAGATATCTACAATACTCGTCAGACCACTGACTGGGGATTCATCGGTGAGAGCTATGGCGACGGAACTAACTCATCAACATCAGCTACAGGAAAACCTCCGTTCTTCAAAGACATACGCATAGCTGGATTTGACAAAAATCACAAATATGCAGAATATGTGCTGATCAATCCGTTGATTACGGCCTGGCAACATGACACGTATGATTATGCACAGGCCGGCGGCCTCATGCAGAATAGCATGACAATTGATTACGAAACAGTCAAATACTACAACAAAGCGCCCAACAGTTCGGCACCGGGATTTGGAAAAAATTCTACTCACTACGATCAAACCACAAGCCCAATTGCTCGTCCGGGATCTACCAATAGCATTTTTGGTCAAGGTGGCTTGTTAGACACTGTGGACGGAATAGCAGAAGATCTCAGTTCGGGTTCGGTGTTAGGATTAATTGGAGCAGCACAAAAAGCCGGCACATTCTACAATACCAACAAGAAAGCCGGTGGACTCAAGGCACTGATAGTCAACGAAACAGTTGCATTGGGCAAAGATGCTTTAAAACAAGCATTGCCGGGTGCAGTACGTGCAGCGGCCAACAAGGCCGATGGTTGGGTATTTCCTACTGCGCAGACCAACACCTGGCTTAATTCTACTAATGGTCCACAAACTCCGCTGACACAACGTGCAGGATTGAGATAATCAATGACCACTGTCAATACCACCAACTACAATATTGATCAGACTGTGAGAGTGTTTGATAGATTCTACGCCTACGACACCAATGTTCCTGTGGCTGAATATGACATCGTGTATAGTTTTTTCCTGAAAGAGATGACTTTGCCACGCACCGCAGGTAACTTTACTGTGAGCTTGTTCCGTGTGGCCGAACTGACCAATATCCCTGTTTTGACATTATTGCAGGGATTTACAGGCCAAGGCAACGGTGTAAATCTCAATATTTCGTTGGCATACTACTTGAATCTCATACGTGATCGAGCAACATTGCTGGGCGTGGGCGTAGCAGTGACACCCAATTTTTATCCTGCACAAGCGGTGTTGCAATGAGTCACTGGGCACAGGGCAAATACGAAGTTCAAAACGCAGCCAAATATGTGGGCAACGGTATTCCCAGATATCGTTCAGGCTGGGAGCTCAGCTTCATGAGATTTTGTGACAGCAATGACCATATTCTGCAATGGGCCAGCGAAAGCATCGCCATTCCATACCGCAATCCTGTCACAGGAAAGATGTCACGGTACATTCCGGATTTCTTGGTAAGCTACAGAACCAAAGACAACACCATGCGTGCCGAGTTGATTGAGATCAAACCCAAAAAGCAAAGTGTGGTTGAAAGCAAGATGACCAGTCGGGACCGCGCAGTAGTAGCAGTGAACTATGCCAAGTGGGACCAAGCAATGAAATGGTGCAAACACAATGGTCTCAGTTTCAGAGTTATCACTGAATTAGACATGTTCCATAACGGTAGATCTAAATAAGCCATGCAGTGCAGCCACTAAATATGGCATGACCAAAAAACTCGAAGAGTTGTTCGACTTACCACCCACTGAAGAAGATCCTCCGCCTGCTGTACTGCCAGCAGAAACCACACGTCAAACTCTGGCTGCACTGGATGACAGCATAGACAAAATCAATGCTGCATTGCCCGCTGTGCGAGGCCTAGAAAGTTCTGACCAAGAAATGGACGAGCTGTCCGACTTGGCCCAACACAGCTATAAAGATCTCATGGACCTGGGCATGCAAGTGGATTCAAGATTTGCTGCTGAGATATTTTCAGTGGCCAGCAACATGTTGGGCCATGCTATCACAGCTAAAACAGCCAAACTGGACAAAAAACTCAAGATGATTGACCTGCAACTGAAGAAGATGCGCCTGGATCAAAATGTCAAGACAGAAGATCCTGCAGGTGGTGCAATGGAAACGGCCCAGGGTATGGTGCTGAGCCGCAATGATTTACTGGAACGATTGTTGCGCGGTAAAGACCAAAACACTCAAAAAGAATAAATATACCATAGGACACTCATATGAAACCATTTGCAAAATACCTAACTGAAAGCGAAAAAACCTACAACTATCGGATCAAGATGGTAGGTG